GCCATTGCCGAGCGGGTCAAGCTGCTGAAGGACATCGGATTGGACATTCCCAAGAAATGGGCACATGAGACGCTTGGCGTGCCGATTCCAGAGCCGGGTGATGAGTTGCTGGAATCGAAGCCGGAAGAGGCACCGCCGCCGCCGCTCAACGTCCCGCAACCGGATGACGACGAGGAAGACGACGAGGAAGGGTTGCGCCCCACCGACGAGATGGCCATAGCCGCCAGCAAAGCACTTGAAATGCGCCGACTCGCCCCACCCGGACAGCGGACCATGGGAGGGCTTGGCATGGCACGCGCAAGGGACATCGCTAACGGCGTGCCGCTGTCGGTGGAAACCGTGAGGTCAATGGTTGCCTACTTCGACAAGGCGGAAACCGTCCGCGCATCATGGCCGGAAGGCGCGAAGGAATGGCAGGCGTGGAACGGCTACGGTGGAGACGCTGGGGCGAAATGGGCGCGGGAAACCCTCGAAAGAACCCAATGACCGCCGATCAAGTCAAAGCCAAGTATGCCAAGCGGTTTCCCGAAATTGCGGAGGCATGGCTTGGCGTGATTGACCGGGAGCTTGCCGACCTCATGGACAAAAGTGAACGCATGACCATCGGCGCGTTCTATGCCGAGGTTGAGGCATCGCTTGCCCGCATCCCAAGGATGTTTGATGAGCTAGGCATTCAAGGACTTTCCGAGGAGCTAGAGGAGGCGATTGGCGAGGCGGTGATTGCTGGACTAACAGAAAAGAAACCATGAACACGGGCAAATCATTCATCACGGTCAAGGTTGATTCATCACAGATAGACGAGGCTAGGCTAGATTTCATCCGATTAACCTCCACTCCCGTAAGGCGCGAAGCTGTTAGGATAGGAGCAGAAGCGGCTTTGGTTTCTGTCAAGGGATACTATGCAAGAGGCGGGCGGCCCATGTGGGAAAACAAGTCTCTTCCAACGCATGGCCCCGGAAGAACTAGCACCAACTGGTTTTTCCCGGTGGAAAGCGGTTGGCACATTTCCAGCGCCAACGGCACAAGCACGACCTTATCAAACAACACCGTTGGCCTGGCGCACAAGGTCACAGGCGGAACCATCCGGGCGAAACGCAAGCGATTCCTGACAATCCCCATTGATCCAAGGGCGCACGGAAGGAGTGCCGCTGACTTCGCCAGCAAGTTCGGAAAGCTCTTTGCCGTCAAAGGCGTGCTGGCAATCAGCGATGGGGAAGGCGGAATCAAATCCATCTATGCCCTCCGCAAGTCCGTCACACACGCGCCATGGCCGGGAGCATTGCCGCCAGAGAGGGAATACGTCGAAGCGTTTTCCGATGCCGCAATCCGTCACATCGTCTCCATCATGGAAACTTAGCATAGACTAAGATTTTTAGCCTAGGCTAAGATTTTATTTGACGGGGTTGATTGTTTCGGGTAATTCCGGCACAGATGCTTGCTACGGAATCAATCCAATCCGGTTTCTCCGCTGAGATTTCAGCCGTGGAATCGTCGATTGTTTACCTGCCGGAAGGTGTCCACGAAATCTCCGCCACCGTTGACGGCAAGCCCCAGAAGCGCAAGGTCACGGTTGACGAGCGCATCCTTGCCGGATTCAGCGATGACCTCAAAGCCCGCCAGTCCCGGAACGTCCGCCCCTTTGGTGGATTCGATCACAAGGAAGGCCCTGCGTCATTCATTCCCCTTGAGTTTCGCTACGAGCGCGGAACCGGATTGATCCTTGACGTTGAATGGACCGCCGCAGGACGCGCAGCAATCGACGGCAAGGATTACAGCTACTTTTCCCCCACGTTCTCCCTCGCTAAAGGCAAGGGCATTCCCGTTGGCCTGCTCAAACGCGGCGAGGTGGGATCACTCGTCAACGAACCAGCCTTTGAAGAAATCGAACGCATCGCAGCCTCACACACCGAAACCATGGACATCCAACACCTCATTGAACTCGGACTCGTCGAAGCGGGTCAAGACCCCGCCACCGCGCTAGAAGCCGCGAAAGCCTCGCTTGCGACCCTCCGCGAAACCGCCTCAACCGTCGAAACGATTCAAGCCGCTGCTACCACCGCAACGGAGGAAGTCAACGCCGCCAAGGTTGAACTTGAAACCGTGAAGGCCGCAAACGTCAAACTCGCTACCGAACTCGAAACCCTCAAAGCCGCCAACAAGCAGGCCGTCGAAGCCGCTGCCGATAAAGCGATTGAGGAAGCCGTTCAAGCTGGCCGGATTCCCGCGCAAGATGAGGAAACCAAAGCCTTTTGGCGCGAATCCATCCTCGCCAAGCCCGACAACGCAAAAATCCTCGCCGCTCTCCCCGGTAAAGATGCACTGAAAGGCGAAACCATCCTCGCAGGCCGCAAGACCGCAGACGATGACAAGCCGAAAGGAATGGACGCCGTGCAAGCCGCCTTTAAATCTGAACTGGAAGAACTCACCAAGTAACATCTAACACTTTACCCTAAACCACCATGCCTAATAACCTAACTCTCCTTGACCTCGCCAAGCTCAACGGCTCCGATAAAGTCGTTGGTTTGATCGAAGAAGTCGCCACCGTCGCCCCCGAGGTGACGATCATCCCGGCCCGCACGATTCGCGGAACCAGCTACGACACCGTCATCCGCAACTCCCGCCCAACCGTTGCATTCCGTTCCGCCAACAAAGGAACCGACGCCACCAAATCCAACTTCACCCCGCGCAAGGTTGAAGCGTTTATCTTGTCTTCCCGCGTGGAAGTGGATAAGGCCGTTGCCAAAGCATACGAAGACGGACCGGACGCGCTCATGGCAATCGAAGCCGCTGGTGTGATGGCTGCCGCCCTTGTCACCGTTGGATCTCAAACCATCTACGGCGATGCTGCAACCTCGCAAGGCTTCTTTGGCCTGCAAGCCCTCGCAACCGCGCTTGATGCTGTCATCACCGACGCAGGCGGAAGCACCGCTGGAACGGGTTCCTCCGTTTATATTATCTCCGCAGGAAATCAAGGCGTTCAATACGTTTACGGCACCGGAACCACGTTTGACCTCTCGCCCTTCCGCGAAGGTGACGCCACCGACGCAGACGGCAAACGGTTCGCGGCTTACATCGCGGACCTCACCGCATGGGTTGGCCTTCAATGCGTCAACAAACACGCCGTTGCCCGCCTCAAGGACTTTACCGAAGATTCCGGCAAAGGAGTCACGGATGCGAAGATCCTCGACGCCCTGCGCAGGATGCCAATCGGAAGCCGCCCAACTCATATCCTTATGAGCCGCCGCTCCGCTTATCAGTTGGCTATCTCCCGCACGATCACTCCAAACGCCAAGGTTGAAGCCGCAACCGGACTGGTCAACGGGCTTCCCACCGAGTCTAACGGCCTGCCGATCATTGTCACCGATTCGATCACGGACACCGAAACCTTGTCCTAATCCCCAACCTCCAACTCATAACCACTTAATCCCATGGCCTTCGAATTTAGCAATAACCTCACGGACGCGAATTACATCACCACCAAGGCGCTTCACACTACTGAAGCTCTCTCCAACTCCTTCGACTTGGAAACCATTGTTGGCGGTGACATTCAAGACATCGTGGTGGAAATCAAGTCGCCAGCATCAGTCGCAACCACTGGAAAAATCTGCACTTATGTCCTTCAAGACAGCGCGGACAACACCACGTTTGCAAACATTGACCCGCTGACCTCTACCACCATCACCGCCGCCGATTCCGCGCTTGCTGCCAAAACCATCCGCTTCCGCATGACGCCGAACACCCGGCGCTACATTCGGGTCAAGCAAACTGGCGACACCCTCGGATCGGTTGCAGGTTCTTACACCTTCTCCCTCCTCTTCTGATTTTTGTCGGTTGCTCATTGGTCCCGCCCCCGGTTTCTGCCGGGGGCGGCGATGAGCTAACAGATTAACTCCAATGGCATGGACACCCCTAACATCCGCAGGACTTCAAACCCGTCTATCTCAAGACGAGTTCAACGCCCTGCTTGATGAGTGTCCGACGCCAGACGAGAAAATCACCAGCATTCTCACGCAGGTCGCGCTAGAGATCGTTTCCCGCGTCAACTCAGGACGCCGCAAGCGCGGGCTTTCCCCAGCTTCCAACACCGGGATAAACGTCCCTCCCGGCGCACAACGCCACGCATACGCCCTCGCACGGCGCTTGATGACGGATTGCTTCCCGTCACTCGCTCAATACAACGGCGATGACCGCAAGCTCTCCATTGACGAGGCGGAAACCTTCCTTGACGACCTCGCCAACAATAACGCCGACTCCGACGATGCGGGCGGGGATGCTTTCATTGCCGCAAGCTCTAACGGGCCGTTCTCATACGGCGGACGCGCACTTCTAGACTTCGTTTCCTTTTAGCCATGGCCAGCATCACACGGGGCATTATGGAAAGCATCCAGCGGACACTCTCTGCGCATGCGTTCTTTGCTACGTCGCCACAGATTCCGGTTTTAATTGAGGACTCGAAAGCCATCGAAGCCGAAATTGGGAACGCCATGAAGATGACAGGCGCTTTCGTGATGATTATTGACTCAGGTGGTGAAAACGACTCGCCAAACATCCCATCCCCAACGATGAGCGAATACGAGTTCACGTTGCGGGTTTCCGAAATCCCTTCCGTCTGGCGTGGCAAGCCGGGACCAACCCCTGCCGCATCAGAAATCGCAGAAGCAACCGCCCGGATCATCCACCAAAAGATTCCCACCGATACCGCAGGGACAAGGCTAGGAAACGGCCCAATCTTATTCCAATCAAAGCAACCCGTCGAAAACGAATCCTTCCTCCAATACGACATCACCGTTTCAATGATGATCGTCCTTTCAAACGAATCACCAACACGCTAACACCATGTCAACCTTTGACCGAACCACTATCATTCGCGGACCAGCGAAGATCACTTATGACAGCCAAGTTTTCTACTCCAAGGGGGCCGTCACACTGACCTTCACTAACTCGTCTTTCGAGAAAACGGCAGATGCTTACGGCCTTGTCGGGCGTGGCAAAACCGACTTTCAGGCCGTTGTTGAGTTTGAGCCAGCAGGGGAAATCGAAGCACTTACCGTGCTGTTCCCATACGCCTCAACCGCGATGGGAGCGGACATTTACGGCTCAACCGACAAGCCGCTTGTCATCACCGCCGTTGACTCCACTTGGACGATCAAAAACGCAGCCGTGACCCAAATGCCAAGCATCCGCTGCACTGCTCAAAACACAGCATTCGGATCGGTGCAATTCACCGGACTACTCGACAAGACAGGCGGAGATCCAGCGGCTGAAGCCTCATATTTCACCCGAGGCGCAGGCGCTGCAATCAACGGCGCTAACTTCAACCCAGCGTTGATCTTGGCTGGGAACTACGGGATGGTGCTGGATTCAATCGGAAATGCGTTTTCCTCCGAAGCGGGATTCGACATCTCATTCGAAACGGCATTCTCGCCCAAGTTTGTGGACGGATTCGGAACCGTTGGAATGAGCCTGACTAATGTCGGCGGATCAATTTCGTGCATCCCGGTTGGGGTCGCTCAAGATGAGTTTGACTACCTGTTAAGCGGATTTGCAATCGGCGGCGATCTTGTTTCTGACGCAGTTATCATTCAGGATACGGAAGACACACTAGGGACATTGGTCTTTGAGTGTCAGGCGCAACTGGCAGACGCGCAAAGCCGATTCTCCGCAAGTGAAAGCCGAGTTGGTGCGCTCAACCTGAATCTCATCCGCACGTTCACAAGCGCAGGACCAAATCCACTGTTTGCCATTTCCGCCGCAGAAGCATAATGATTTGCACCCTTACAATCGGGGGATTCACGTTAGACTTGGCCGGGGGGCAAGGATTCCCATCCGAAACCTCCGGGCTAACGATTGACAACCAGCCCGTGTTTCAACAAACCGCCTACATCGGCGCGATTGAGGGCCGGCAGTTTGCGCGACCGGGGGCAATGACGAGCGTTTCGTTTCAATCTAGTCTGACATTCCCGAGCAAGGAAGAAGCGGATTTTTACCTACTCACGCTCCCCGGTGATTTGAAAGACCAGCGAGGCGCGACGGCAAAGCTAGGCGTGGAAACAGCGGCGGGAACAAAGCAGGTTGAAACTGCCGTCGCAGTCGGGACGGCATCCGGCAACGGCAACGTCGCGTGGACATTTACTGCTGCAAACGTCACCGGATCACCGATTGTAATTCAAGTCCCTATTCTTTCAGGCGACACGGACTCGCAATGGGCGGCGAAGTCACGAGCGGCTTTAGCTGCAAACGTCGAAATCTCAAAGCGGTTCACTATCGCCGGCACTGGCGCGAACGTCACCGCGACGGCAAAGCAAGAAGCAGCGAATGACTCGACGCTGAACATGGCTTATGCCAACGGCACGCCAGATCCGAGCATTACGCCGGATGCAACCAGCAACAACACCACCGCAGGCGTTGCTCCGACCCTCTCT